CTTCAAGGAGATAATAGTGGATACCATTAGCCGTCTAGACGGTGGGATAGACCACGACAAATGATCAAACGTGATTTAGATTGGAAGCTCTTAGTAAGTCCATACCTAAATCAAACAATTCAGCTGAAGAAATTATATAAACTTTTAATTTATCCATAATAATGGCTCATCAGAATAGCGCCTTGCTGTCGTCACTGACCGCACCAGGTGCTGATAATGCGACCCGAGCAGGTGGAACCTTTACTACCACTGAGCGTAGGGCTTTATTCCTCAAGCTATTTAGTGGAGAATTGTTTAAAGGATTCCAACGCAATACAATTGCAAGGGATCTAGTTACTAAGAGAACCTTGAAGAACGGCAAATCTTTGCAGTTCATCTATACAGGACGCACCACAAGTGAGTATCATACTCCTGGCCAGTCCATTCTCGGTAACTCAGACAATGCTCCTCCAGTAGCTGAGAAGACAATCACTTGTGACGATCTATTGATCTCAAGTGCATTTGTATATGAATTAGATGAAACACTTGCCCACTACGATTTAAGGGGTGAGATTTCACGTAAGATTGGTTATGCTCTAGCAGAGAATTATGACCGTAAGATCTTCCGTAAAATTACACAGGCTGCACGTAAAGCATCACCTGTCACGAAGACAAACTTCGTAGAACCAGGCGGAACTCAAGTCCGTATTGGTTCCTCAGGTACTGCAGCTTCTGACGCACTAGATCCAGATAAGATCGTGACTGCATTCTATGATGCAGCTGCTGCTCTAGATGAGAAGGGAGTTAGCTCTGAAGGACGTGTAGGTGTACTAAACCCACGCCAATACTATGCTCTTATTAAGGGTCTAGATGGTTCTGGTCTTGGTGCTTATCTTGTTAACCGTGACGAGCAAGGAGATGCCCTACAATCAGGTAAGGGTGTTTACGAGATCGCCGGAATCAAGATCTATAAGTCAATGAACATCCCTTACTTCGGAAGATTCGGTGCTAAGTATGGTACTGCATCTGCTACTAACCCAGGAACAACTGATCCAGGGAACAAAGGTAGCTTCGTCGAAGCAGTGATGCAAGACGAGAGAACTGAGACCGTAAACAACTACGGTAATGGTGACTCTGACTTCGAAAACAGCTGTGGACTTATCTTCCAGAAGGAAGCTGCAGGTGTTGTCGAAGCAATTGGACCTCAAGTACAAGTAACTTCAGGTGATGTATCCGTGATTTATCAGGGCGATGTCATACTAGGACGCTTGGCTATGGGAGCTGATTGGCTTAACCCTGCTGCTGCTGTGGAACTGTACGCTGGTACAGCTACCGCACCTGCTGCATGGTAATGTACATAGGGGAGTCTTCGGACTCCTCTTTTTTTCTTTATATAACTTTATGGCTTCCACAACTGTAGATACCGAGACCGAACTCTCCGCTGTTAACTCAATACTGGGAGCTATTGGTCAGTCACCTATTAGTGTCCTGAAAGATCCTAATACAGGTGTAGTTACCAACGCTAACCCAGAGATTCAGTTTGTCTATAACTTACTACGAGACTCAAACATAGATATACAAAGCGAAGGTTGGCATTTTAATACCGAGAAACATGTAGCTTATATACCAGCTGATGTTGGTGGTATTAAGAAGATAGCAATAGGCAATGATATACTTCAAATGGATGTGTCCAAAGGCTGGTCACATAGACAATATGATGTAGTAAAAAGAAATGGATATTTATATGATAAGTATGATCATACTGATGACTGGGATGATCTACCAGATGATGGTATAGATTTAGATATCACAAGACTATTTGCCTTTGAAGATCTACCTTCTGTATTTCAAAGGTATGTTACTAACATGGCAAGTGGTAGAGCAGCTACACAATTAGTAGGTAACCCTCAACTAGTACAACTACTAGCTACTAGGGAATCATTTGCTAGAGCAGCTTGCTTAGAATACGAATGTAATCAAGGTAATCATACTATGTTTGGTCTGCCAGAAGATAGTGTGTATACTGGATATCAACCCTGGAGGAGTTTAGCAAGGTAATGGCAGGAATTACACAAACTGTACCCAACTATGTTGGAGGTATATCTGAGCAATCAGATGATAAGAAAAATCCAGGCATGGTTAAAAGTTTAGTGAATGCTATACCTCATTTATCTAAAGGATTATACAAAAGACCTGGTACTAAACGTGTAGGTGCTGATAAATTAGCTTCAGGTGGTACTGCTATACCTGCAGGTGGTTCGTGGTTTCATTACTATCGTGATGAATCTGAAGGTGCTTATATAGGTCAGATAGCAACTGATGGTAAGATCAGAATGTGGAAATGTTCTGATGGTACTGAGAAAAATGTATGGTATCATACAGATAACAGTGCTTATGATGGAAGTAATTCTGATCACACAGCTATCACTACCTACTTATCTGCTAGTAATACTGAAGATGTACAAGCGTTAACTATTAATGATACTACTTATCTTAATAATAGAGATACAGTTGTAGCTACAACAGGTACTACAGACGCTAGACCTCATACTCATTGGGCATTTATAGAACTTAAAAAAGCAGAGAATGGAAGACAGTATGGTTTAAATATTTATGATGACGAAACCACATCTACTATTAAAACTGCTACTAGATTAAAAGTACAAAGTGATAATTTATATGAATCAGGTCACTCAGGACACTGCCCTGGTATAGGTACTCAAGTCTTTAGTGGTGCTGAAACAAATACAGGATCTAGAAAAAATTTAACTTTTAGATTAACTACTGTAGGACAACAAGGTCAAGTACCTCATACAAATACAGACGATGACCCAGGTTCAGATAACTGGCAATGTAGTTATAGTAGAAGAGTAGAGTTATTACATGGTGGAGAAGATTGGGAAGATGGTGATACAACAAGTGTAACATTAAACAATGCTCCAGGAACATCTGGTGATGGAGCAGGCGGTGGAACATGGGTTGATTCAGCTTATACAATTGAAGTTACAGA